TATGTTACAGTGTATTGCGGATGGTATAAATGATATTAATGAATTAGATACTATACAAGTAGCAAACATAGGTTACTGTGAAGCATTTGATTTTAAATGTGCGGGAGCAAGAACATGTGACGCTTGGGTTGTTGGTGGTCCAATAACTCAAGAAGACATGGGTTATGATGTTGGTGGTATTGGTGGTTATGTTGATCCTGGCGTTAAGACAGGTCAGACAGGTAATACTATCTCAAAGTCATTAACTCCTCCAACTCTATTTGAAAGTCATTCAGATTATCCTGAATCAGTTAAGAATAACGCTAAGGCAGTATTGAAATATGTGGAAGAAAATGGTTGGGGTTCTTGTGGAACTGACGTGGGAAAACAACGTGCTAACCAACTCGCTAAGGGTGAACCCATTTCGGAAGAAACGATACGTAGGATGTATAGTTACCTATCAAGACATGAGGTAGACTTAGAAAGTTCAAAAGGATACGGTGATGGTTGTGGTAAGTTAATGTATGATAGTTGGGGTGGTAAAACAGCACTAAGTTGGGCAGAGTCTAAAATCAAATCTATTGACAAAGAGAAAATGTCAAAACAAAAGTTCCAAACTGACGATGAGAAGAAAATTGTAATTGGACCTGCTATGATACCTGACCTTAAAATATTCCGTAAGGATTCAAAGGGAAACCCATACTATGTTTATTTTAGTTCTGATACAATCAAGATGATTGCTGAGAAGTACATGAGAAACAAGTACATAGACAACAACGATGAGAACCATAATGGTAAAGCAGTAAGTGATGTGTACGTATTTGAATCTTGGATTAAAGAGTCTGATAACGATAAGTCAACTGACTATGGTTATGGTGATTTACCTGTAGGTACATGGTTTGTATCAATGAAGGTAAGAAACGATGAAGTTTGGAAAAAAATTAAAAATGGGGAACTTCGTGGTTACTCGGTATCGGGTTATTTTGAGGAGGTAGCAGCATTCTGTAGAGAAGAAATGTTCCTTCAAAAGGTAGCACAGATATTAAAAAATATTGAAGATTAAAATAAATTGGTAATATATATACAAATCTATATTTACTAGTAGAGATAATAATAAATTAAAACAAAAACAAATATGTCTAAATCAAAAACAGCAATTGCTGAAATTAAAAAATTGATGGTACAATTTGGTTTTATGGCTGACGAATCTGTTATGGCATCGTTCAAACTTGAAGATAATACAATTTTACAAGCATCTAAATTAGAAGCTGGTGAGAAGATTGTAAAAATCAACGAAGACTTTGAGCAAGTTGCTTTAGAAGATGGTTCTTATAACCTTGTTGAGAATTTCAACATAGTTGTAAAAGGCGGTGAAATTAAATCTGTAAAACAAATTTTTGTATCCGCTAAGTTAACTGACGGAACTGAAATTAAAGTTGAAGGTGATGGTTTAGTAGAAGGTGCTAAAGTTGTAGTTGTTACCCCTGACGCAGAAATACCTGCTCCAGACGGAAGACACGAACTTGAGGACGGAACTAAAGTTGAAACTAAAGACGGCGTAATCGTAGCGATTGAAGAAAAAATTGAAGCAGGTTACAAAGATAAAGAAATGGAAGAAGACAAAGAAATGGAAGAAGGTGAAGAGAAAAAATCAGAAGACCCTATCAAAGAAATTGTTTCATTACTAAAAGATATGATGGAAAAAGTATCTCAGAAAATGAAAGATATGGAAGAAAAGGTTGAAGAGGTTAAATCTGAATTTAACTCTTTCAAGAAAGAACCAGCAGCAAAGAAGATTGCTAACGGTAAAACTGATTTTAATAAATCAACAAATAACAATGATGACGCACTTCAATCTAAATTAGATATGATTGCGGCATTAAGAAAAAATAACAAATAAAAACAAAATAAAAGAATTATGAAAATTTTATCAAAAGAACAATTCGCTTATGACGTAGCATCTATCGGATCTTACGTTGACCAAGTTGGTGGTGAATTACTTTCAAAGGCGTTAATCGGTGGTACAACTGCTAAATACGCAAACGTAAGATTAGGTATTAAAGGTACACAAGCGTTGAACCTTTTAAACTCAACTGCGTATTTCCAAGATGGTACTTGCGGATGGTCTCCATCAGGTACAACTACCTTCACACAATCAAACATTACAACTTGTCCTGAGAAGTACAATGAGGCACTATGTTACAAAGATTTGTATGATACATACCAATCAATGTTAATGGCACCAGGTCAAACTTCTGAGACTGTTCCGTTTGAAGCACAAATCGCTGACTTAAAAGTTAAACAAATCCAACAAAGAATTGAGCAACAATTATGGCAAGCAAGTACTGGTGCTACTGGTTCAACTGCTTCTTGTTTCAATGGTTTGAAGACTTTAATCGCATCAGGTCAAACAGGTGTAGCGGTATCTGCTTCAGGTACAACTTTCTCACCAACCGCAGCATACGGTTCTAACGGTAACCCAATCACTGAAGTTGATAAATTAATCAACGCATTAGATGACAACGCAATGTCTCGTGAAGACTTAGTTGTGTTTATGTCTTATGGTAACTTCCGTTTGTATGTACAAGCATTGGTTAAGGCTAACTTCTTTATGAACTATATCGGTTCTACTGATATTACTTCAATGATGGAAGCTACTCACCCTTCTACTAACGTAAAGGTTGTTCCAACTATCGGTTTGAATGGTTCTAACGCGGTAGTAATCGGACCACGTGAGTACATCGTAATTGGTTTTGACTTATTGTCTGACCACGAGAAATTAGTAATCTGGTACTCAAAAGATTTTGATGAGTTACGTTTGAGAGCAAACTACAACTACGGTGTAACAATCGCTAAGTTTGGTTCAACTGCTTACTTCGCAACTAACGGTTTAGCATAATCTAAATCACAATATTAAGAGGGGAGTTTATCTCCCCTTTTTAAAAAACATAAACAAAAAACAAATTTAATATAAATAATATGAGTTGTTATATATCTTCAGGGATTCAATTAGGTTGTTCTGATGGAATTGGTGGTATTAAGAAGATTTACATCGCAGGTGGTACAGGTACTACAACAGGTTACACTTACAGTGCTGACGGTTCTGTAACTGGTGCTACTTCAAGTGCGGGTACTGTTCTTTACGGATTTGAACTTAAGAGAAATACAAGTTCTTTAACTCAAAATGTGACTAAGTCATTTGAGAACGGAACTATCTTCTTTGAACAAGTTTTAAACGCAGTGTTCTTCAAATACGATCAAGACAAGAGAAACGAATTGAAAATCTTATCTCAAAACGATGAAATTCAAATCATCGCTATTGACCAAAATGATGTTCAATACTTGTTAGGTCAAGTAAACGGTATGTATTTAAGTGGTGGTTCTGCCGCTACAGGTACTGCGTTTGGTGATAGAAATGGTTTTGAATTTATCTTTACTGGTCAAGAACAAGAACCAGCAAGAGTAATTAGTGGTACATTGGCATCTGTTTACGCAGGAGTAAGTATCGTAGGATAAACCAATAGTAGGTCGTAAGACTGAATATTCTATATCTAATAAATTAAAGGGGGACCTATGTCCCCTTTTTTTATGCTATACCAATTCAACTTGGAAATATTTATATTTAGTTATATAGAGATAAATTATGTTATACTTACAAAAAGGACAACAAAACGAATTGATAATGAACATCAACAATAACTCAAACACAGTGTTTAGTGGTTATACGTTGGAGTTTACACATATCATGTCAAAGGAAGTTAAGAGTTATGTGGTTAGTACATCTGACCCACAGGTCTACGCACAGAATATTCGTTATTGTGAGATTATATTGAACCTTCAAAATTCAGGTCAAGATTTGAATTACTTAGGTGAATATCAATTAAACATTTATGGTAATGGAACTGAATTGGTTTTCACAGGTATTGTTATACTTGAAGGAACACAAGAAAGTCCAGCATTTACACAGTACATTTCTCCTAATGAAGTTAATGAAAATTACATATATATAGAAAATTAATTATGAGTGAAGAAATAAAAAAAACACAGTTTAGAAATATTAAGTTTGATAGAGCAACAGTACCAGTTTATTCAGAAGTACTACAACGTAGTCCATGGGTTTATTATGGTGAGAATAATTTATTACCTCAATACTTTATTGAACTGTATGACAACTGTGCTATACATAAAGCGGTAGTTACCTCAAAGGTAAACCAAATCATGGGTGATGGTATTGTATCATTAAACAACCCAATGGCATCAATAAATCTTGTTAACGGTAAAGAAACTGTTGCTGAGGTAATGAGAAAATGTTCATTAGACTTTATATTATTTGGAGGATTTTCACTTAATGTAATTTGGTCAAAGGACAGAAAATCAATTGCTGAGATTTATCACTTAGATTTTAGTAGAGTACGTAGTGGTAAATTAAACGAAGATGATGAGATTGAAAGTTATTTCTACTCAGCGGATTGGAGATACTTGAAGAAATTCCCACCTGAAGAATATCCTGCTTTTAATCAAGAAAAGGGTGACGCATCACAAATATATTATTACAAATCATATCAACCATCTTTAACTTATTATCCTATTCCTGATTGGTCAGGTGGACAAAGAAGTATTGAGACTGATATTGAAGCTAAGAACTTCCACATGAATAACCTTCGTAAAGGTATGGTTCCTTCATTATGGATTAATTACAATAACGGTATCCCGCAGCAAGAAGAACAAGAAACTTTAGTTCGTGCTTTGGAATCACAATATGGTGGAACCGACAACGCAGGTCAAGCAATAATTTCATTTAATGAATCACAGGAACAATCTCCTGTCATAACACAAATACCTCGTAACGACAATGACAACTATTATCAAAGTCTTAATGACGATATTACCCGTTCAATATTATCTGCACATAGAGTATCTTCTGCTGAGTTGTTTGGTATTGCTACAGCGGGTAAATTAGGTGGTGGTACTGAGATTGTAGAACATTCTGAGTATTTCCGTAAGATGGTTATTCAACCATATCAAAATACATTATTACCTACATTCAATAAATTGGTAAGTTTAAAATTTGGTGTTCCAACCATGTTTGAAATTAAACCATTATCATTATTCTTAACAGGTGATATTAAAGACAATCCTGCGGTAATTGATAAACCTGTTACACCAGTTGAAGCGGAATCACAATTAATCAACGAGAATATCAAAGGATTAAAAGGTAGAGAATATCAAAATCTAATGAGAATCGTTAGAGAATATAATAAAGAAAAAATAACCAGAGGACAAGCAATACACATGTTAATGAGTGGATATGGATTAACTCAAGAAGAATGTAATGTTTATTTGGGAGAAGAAGAAGAAATTTTAAACTAATATATAATGGGTGTTTTATTAATATCAGAAACTAAACTTAAGAACTTTACCAACATTAATAAAAATGTTGATATGGATGTACTTAAAGCAGAAATTCAAATTGCTCAAGATATTGACCTACAAACAATATTAGGTACATTATTCTATAATCATCTATTATCACAAGTATCATCAACAGGTAATACATTTAATGCTGATGAAACAACTTTGGTAAATGATTATATTCAACCATTCTTAATTCAACAAGCCTACTTCCAATGTATCCCTCAATTGATGTATCGTACAATGAATAGAGGTATTGTTGAAGGTATGATGGAGAACGCAACATCTGTTGATATTGATACGATGAAGTATTTGAGAACGATACAGAAACAGAGAGCAGACTTTTACATGACACGTCTTCAAGATTATTTATTGATTGGACGTGGTCAAAACAAGTTCCCTCAATACCAAACTCAATCTTCAATTGATGGTATGATACCTGATCGTTCACAAAAATACAATAATGGTATATTCTTAGGACATACTTCTCGTAAAGGATATAGTATGGACAAATTAAATAAAAAGGGGATTACAACATATTCTGAATTAGAACATGAGAATCCTCCATGTCAAGATTGCTACTAATATG